CCATAAACAATGATGACACCTACACTAAGAGAAGACACGGTATTTACAGGGATGGAACAATGCTCAGCCGCAACAGGAATCTCAATGGATATGTTGAAACGAGCCAAGTCCCATCCCGACGGCATTGATGGGGAAAGTGGGTTCCACATATCAGGTCGTATCTACTGGGCTAAACTTAAGCCGTGGATTGAATTACACGGAGAAGAGTTGACCAGTGGTAGTGCTGATGACTACTTCCGATGGCGAGCATTGAAGATGGAGTTCTCAGCCAAGGCTGAACAATTGGCCTATGAGAAGGAACGGGACAAGCTGGTAGAGAAGGAGTTTGTGCATACTATGCTCAGACGAATTGCTGCTGCCCAATCCTCTTTATTCAACTCCAAGTTCAGACAGGAGATGGCACCACGGTTACAAGGGCAGAATGAACAGCAGATGCAGATTATCATTGATGCTGCCGTTCAGGATGTGCTTTCTATATTAACCAAGGAAATAAGCCAGTGGAAGTAACCCAATCCATTACTGAGTATTTACCCTCATTTCAAGCAGGGTTCACGGCCCCGTGGTCTGGTTCCATAGATCAATGGGCAGGCAAGTTTGTTAAACTAACCACTGCCTACCGGCCACCTGGCATGTTTGATGTCTCACGTAGTCCTTACATGGTGGATATATTCAGGGCACTGCAAGACCCATACACTCGACAGATTAACATAATGGCTTCTCCCCGAAGTGGTAAAACCTTACTGGGTGAAATATTCCTGCTCTATACCATTGCTAATAACCCATCTTCATTCCTCTGGGTTCAGCAGACAGGAGAGCAGATGGATAAGTTAGGTGGGTTGCGGATGAAGCAATTATTAAAACAATGTCCACCAGTCAACGAACTAATTGACCCTAATGATAGGTTTGCGGTTACCCAGAAGCACTTTAAGTTCAGTAATGATATGGCCGTTATTTTAGGTGCTGCCAAGATAGCAGACTTACAATCGGTTGGTTACCGTTATATCTGTGGTGATGAGTGCTGGCAATGGGAAGAAGGATTTATGGCAGAAGCACATGCCCGTACTGATGACTTCCGTAACTGCTCCAAGGAATTGTATATATCACAGGGTGGAGTGGTTGGTCAGGAGTGGGATAATGAATTTAAAAAAGGCATCGTGCATGAGTGGGGTTGGATCTGTCCTAAATGTAAAAAAGAGCAGTTATACTACTGGAACTATAAAAGACCGGATGGTAAATATGCTGGGTTGCAGTGGTCTCATACTGCCTGTAAAGAGGGTATATGGGATATCAGGGAGGCTGGTAAATCAGCACACTTATTATGTATACATTGTTTGCATAAAATAGAAGATAAGGAGAATAACCGTTGGTCCTTATTAAAGGGTGGTAAGTATATAATTACCAAGAATGATGGAGTATCAACCATTAAAAGTTATAGATGGAATGCCTTATGTATTCCACAGATTACTTGGTCATCACTGGTAGAGGAATTCTTATTTGCCAAACAGCAAGAAGAAACCTTTAACACGGTTCCCATGGAGAAGTTTGACCAGAAGAAACTGGCAATATCTTATGGGGAATACCGTAATCAGAATTTAATTGAATTGGCCTTGGAAGATTACGACCCCAATATAGAGCACCCCGACGGCACACGATTTTTAACCGTAGACATACAAGAAACCAGCCCACATATCTGGTATCTGTGTAGAGAGTGGGATAAGAGTACATCCAACAGCAGGTTAATAAAATTTGGTAGTTGTAATACTTGGGCAGAGTTAGAAGAAGTCAGAAATGAATGTAAGGTCAAAGTATTCAATGTATTAGTAGACTCAGGTTATGCCACTAAAGATACTTATACAGCCTGTGCCAAGGTTGGTAGATGGGGCATAGTTGGTGGGCAGAAGAAGTGGTTGTGTTATCTGGCCACCAAAGGAACGGTATCCCCTGGCTTTAAGCATGTATTACCGGATAAGAAATCAGTATGGAGATTTTATACCCCAGTTGAAATCAAATCGGTTAACTTCGGTGGTGACTCTAAATACCGAGGGGTACAAGGCTGTCCTTATATTGCTTGGTCTACTAATAAGATTAAAAACATATTAAATGGGTTTGTTCATGGGCATGGTCCTAAATGGGTAGCCAAGGAAGTAGATGATGTGTATAGAAAACAAATGGTATCCGAGAGACCTATTGCCGTTTATAAGAATGGTAGAAAAGAGACCAGTTGGCAGAAGTATAATGATAAGGACAGAAACGAGTTTTGGGACTTGGAAGCATTACAGGTATTGGCAGCCAATGTATCTGGTATCTTACAAACCGAGAGGGAAGAACCAGTAAACGAAGAGGTTAATGAGCCATTAAAAAGTGAAGATACAGCCTAATTTTTGGACAACTCTTAATTAGCATAGAGAGAGGAATAAGTATATATGGCATTATTTTCAACATCCATTGATTCTGTCGAGGATATCATTGCTATTAGACAAGCAATTATACAGGGCAATTTTGTGGAATCCGGTGGTACAACCATCACTTCGTGGTCTTCCGAAGGCACTACGGTTACCCGACAGTGGGCAGTTAGTGCGGCTACACTACTTGAAGAGACCAAGGAATTTTTGCAGGAATACGACCCTGATTTATATGGTCGTAAAGTTCGTAGAACCTCCCCAGCCTATTTAACATAATATGAGAAAATCAAAGAAATTATTAAGTTCGGCTGCTGTGGTAGAAAAATCATATAAAATTAATGACCGTAGAGGTACGGACAAACATATTTCTTCTCCATATCCCACACCCAGCAACAACAATAATTACCGTAGTTATAGACCACGGCTAACCGTTGTTGGTGATACACCCAAGATAATTACCCCATACGACAGACTGGACCAGATCCTGTTTGCCCGATCTCTCTTTTCCTCGATGCCGGATTTGGGTGGTGCTTTACTCTCTAAAGCCAATTGGTGTGTCGGTTCTGCTTTCAGTCCCATCTATACCGGCAAGAAAAAAGAATGGGGTGAAGAAGTAGAATACTGGCTTGAAGACCAGTGGTATCCTGTATGCAATGTATTAGGACAAAATTATGACCTGCGAACCACTTTATACTTATCCTCTCTAGGTATTGATGTAGATGGTTCCTCGGGGTTGCTTTTAACCACTAATCGTTCAGGTTATCCACAGGTGCAATTGATTCCAGCCCATAGAATTGGTTGCCGTGGTAATGAACAAATAGTTAAAGAAGGTAAGTTTGCTGGCTACCGTATCTTTGACGGAGTTATAGTCAATGATGGTGGCAGGCCAATTGCCTATCGTATTCTTGGTGATACCAAAGATGATGATGCAGATATCTCTGCTACCTCACTACAACTGCTATTTGAACCAGAATGGTCCGACCAGATACAAGGTATTAGCCGCATTGCCCGATCGGTTTTGGATTGGCTGGATAGTCAAGACATAGACGAATACACCAAACGGGGAGTTAAAATTGCTTCCTCTGTGGGTCTTATTCACACCACCGAAACAGGCCAGGCTGATGTTGGCACAAACATTCTTGGTGCCACTGAAGATAGCACATTACCGGTTGGTAATAATAATCTTACGATGGAATACATTAAGGGTGGAGAAGTGTATTACTTGAAAGCCAATGCCGGTGAAGATATTAAAACTATTTTTGATCAACGACCATCCACCAATACTGAAGCCTTTATGGCACGGATACAGAGACGGGCATTATATGCGTGTGGCTGGCCGGTGGAACTACTTGACCCATCCAAGTTAAATGGTGGTGCGGTTAGATTGATACAGGATTTAGCAAGAAAATCAATTACTTCACGGCAGATTACCTTGGAAAGAAGGGCTAAGTGGATGATTAACTTTGCCGTAGCCAAAGCAATGAATGCCGGTATTATTCCACAGAACAATGAGGATTGGTATTCGTGGTCATTTACCAAGGGCAGTCAAATCCAAGTAGATTTGGGTAATGAAGAGAATGCCCAGAGAGAAGCCTATAAATTAGGCACCACAACCCTATCCGATATTGCTAGTAAGAAGGGTATGGATTGGACTGAATTAAGAGAACAACAACAAAGAGAAACCGAGGATTTGTTGAATAGAGCAACGGAATTATCTAAAAAATATAATATTCCGTTAGAGGCTGCATTAACTCTATTATCACAGAGAACACCTAATTCAATGGTGTCTTTGGACAACACTCCAGTAAATAAGGAATAATTTAATGATTTGGTTAGAAGACATTACAGGAAAATGGGCTCGTGATTGTAAATGTGGAAGAATAATTCTTCACTCAAATAAAGGAAATGCCTACATGTTAGACAAACGACAGCAGGGATGTAGAAATTGTAAAAAACATTCTGATGAAACTAAAAGAAAAATCGGAATCGGAAATATGGGAAAAGTAATGTCGGTCAGTTCAAGAAAACTATTGTCTCAAAAAGCCAAACTTCAAATGTCTAAAGGAAATCCATTTTATGGTAGAAAACACACAGAAGAAACGAAAGATATTCTCCGAAAGAAATGTACTCCATTTCTTGATGGTGCTGGAAGGTCATATGATGCTGGCTCCAAGGAATTTTTTGCGACATTAAACAAATGTGGTTTTTGTTTTCAGGAAAATTATTACCACGAACCCACTGGTTATTTTGCAGATGGATATGATAAACACAGACATACATGGATTGAATTTGACACAAAGTATCATAGGCGGCCAAATCAAAAGAAAAAGGATTTGGAAAGGCAACACAGAATTATCAGGTATTTTGAGAGTATAGACAATCCACTAGCACAATTCATACGATATGATGCAGTATCAAAAAAATTAAAAATAATATATCGTGGAAAACATTGGATGAAACACCTTTATGAACATAACTAAATATTATCCCAGAATAGTTCAGGCATTGTATCACTCCCCATGGATGATACTACCAAATGCGCATGAAACTCTCCGCAAAGGATTTGAAGCACATATAAATGGCCAATTGCCAGAAATACCTATTAATGATGAAGATGGAGATGACGAAGACATACTAACAAATATATCACCATCAACGGCAGTAATAACCATTGAAGGTGTCATTGGAAAAAGGTTGGGGATGCTTGAACAATGTATGGGCGGATGTGACGTGGATATAATCAGTGACCAGTTGGATATGGTAGAGGCTAATCCCAATATTCAAAATATTGTTTTAGATTTTCACACGCCAGGCGGATCTGTTGTTGGAGTACCTGAATTAGCCAATAAGATATCCAATCTAACCAAACCCACTATAGCCTATACAGATACTCTCTGTGCTTCGGCAGGGTATTATCTGGCCTCACAATGCAAGTATATTTATGCTTCACCCTCGGCTGAATTAGGTTCAGTGGGTGTATATAGTATATATATGGATGAATCCAGAGCCTTAGATAATGCTGGTATTAAGGTAAATGCTATTTCTGCTGGTAAGTATAAATTGGTTGGTGCTCCTTTTAAAGCAATGACCGATGAAGAAAAGGAGATGTTACAGGCTGATATAGATAAGATTTATAATCAATTCAAATCAGCCGTGGTATCCAAAAGAAACATTAAAGATGAAGATTTACAAGGCCAAGTGTTCTCCGGAGAAGATTTGGTGGATAAAAACTTCATTGACGGTAATATAGATTCAATGAAAGGTTTGTTACAGTTTTTGGACAACCATTCTAAGCAATAAGGAAACATATATGTTCAAATTTTTTAATATAATCAAGGCCAATGATGAAATTGCTGCTCTAACAACCAAGGTTGATGAGTTGGTAAAACACAATGAGCAATTACAAGAATTGGTTGATGGCAATAAACAAAAAGAAGCTGCTTTTGCTTTATCAGCCCAGGATTGGGCAACCGAAAAGGAAACTTTAATTAACTCTTTTGAAGAGGAAAAGAAAGCCCTTATCGAAGGACATGCGAAAGCAATTGAAGATTTACAAAATACTGTAAAAGAGGCTCAAACCTCTGCCGGTAAACAAGCCGCAGATATTGTTGCTTCTCTTGGGGTAGAACCTGAGACGGTTAAACTAACCAAGGATGACTTGGTAAGTAAGAGTGAAAATAAATCCCGTTTCACAATTACTTTCAGTAATCAAACACAGGGATAATTTTAAGGAATAAATAAAATGGCTGGAATCTCAAACATGGCCCAGGTCTTCGTGAAGGGTGCGATAGAAGGTTTTACCGATCTAGTAGCCCCAATCACAGCCTTTTCTTATGCTACCGATACCGCAGGTGCTGCTCTTGGTGATACCGTTAAGGTACCCTATGTAGCCAACACTTCTGGTTCGTCTACTTTTACCTATGATGCTGGTTACTCCGGTGCTGGTAATGGTGTAACTGGAAAAGATATTACACTCTCAACATTGCTTTATCAGCCTATCAGTCTTACTGATGCCGATATGGCTCAAATCACTCCTGAAGTGGCTACCCGTTTGGGTCGTCAAGCAGGTGCCCGTCTAGCATCTGATGTACTTAGTGCATCGTTTGCTGCTACAATAACTGCCGCAAACTTCCCACTGTCTTGCTCTTATACAGCAACCCAATGGACAAGTGCCTTGGCTCCTGCCGATGCTGACTTGCAGGCTAATACTTATAAATGGCCGGATTCGGAACGATTCCTTATTGCCGGCACCACTCTCTGGTCAAATCTGTTGGCAAACTCAGCAGTCAATGCTGCCTATGCTTATGGTTCTCCAGAAGTAATCAAAGAAGGTCGTATTCCTTCTATCATGGGCTTCAAACCTTACAAGGTTACTGTTGCCCTTCCAAACTCTGATAAGGGTTTCATTGTAAATCCAAATGCTGTGCTGTTGGGTATGGCTTATCACCAGCCAGAAGGTGCTGCTGATACGGTTGTTAACAAGGCCAAGATGGTTGATGAAAAGACCGGACTGGTTATTGGTTACCGTGAATGGTACGACCCCGCAAAGGCTACCACGGTTAGAGTACTTGATTGTCTATTCGGTGTGGCTAAAGGTGCAGATAATGCACTATTCCACATTAAGTAATTAGTTAGTTAATTGGTTGATTAATTAGGGTTCATTAGCCGGGATGGGATGGGAAAAACCATCCTGTCCCGGTTTCTTATTTATGAATAAATGGTATGACCAGCCGTGGTTTATTGAGTGGGTTAAAATAGCCAGAGAAAGAGAATATTATGGCACTAAGAGATATAATTAAAGCCGATTTGAAGATGATTGCTACCGATATGAGCAATCCAACTTTTACTTGGAAGGGTGAGGACTACGAGTGTATCCCATCTTCTGACGGAGCAGAATTGGCACTTGAAATGGGTGGGTTTTCAACCGAAGCAGACATTGCTTTTACAACCAGAAAAGAATTATTCGTAGATTCTCTACCACAGTCCCAACAAACCCTAATTTATAAAACCAAGACCTATAGAATTTTGACGGTTAGAGAAGATGCCACGGGTGCTTTTTATCGGTTAATTTGTATCAATAACAATCGTGGAGTTTAAGATTTTGGACAACTCATTGATTGATGAGAGATAAAATATGCCAATACAACTAGGATATGTAGCATCAACAGGAATAAGGTATGCAACTGGAAAGTTGATACGAAGGTCTGCTGCATACCAATTGGAAGGATATGTTGCTAAACGGGCATCCAAATATGGGACTGGCAATATCTATCGAGGTGGTATGGGACTCAATTTACCAACACAAAGATTCGGACGTTTTGATTTATATTATCAGCCAGGAGAATCACCAATTTTTGGTAGCAAAGAGATTTCACAATATGGGTTAACCGGTATTTTAAGAACACACAGAGGATTATTGGGTGAAGTTAATATGAATCTGTTTAAAGGACCATGGATTGGTAAAGGTTCAATTGGAAGTATCCATTACGATATATATAAATCGTATATTTCGGGCACCTTATCCAAAAGATACCAAATAGGTATAGCATCCATTTTAAGAAGTGGTGATAATCCAATGGAGCCACAAAAACCAAATCTATCAGGTGGTCTGGTTGGATTACATAATAAAATAACCAATACTCTTGGACAATCGGCTAATGGGTTGAAGCCTAATATCAGTGTGGACACATCCAGGTTTGATGCTGCCATGAGAGAGTATATTAGGTATTCCCGTAAAGATTTAACGACCATAGTAAATCAGAAACTCTATTGGGTTTGTATTAATGCTATTAGTAATACATACAAAGCCGATAAATCAATGATTGATGCTGGGTTGGATAGTCCCTCAAATAAATTTAATGGATTATCTATTGCCGAAACACTTGCCGTACTTAAGGCAAGAAAAGAAGGTAGAAGGTTAACCAAAACTGAATTGACTAGAGAAGCCAATAAAATCAAACGGCAGAGACGAAGGGCAATTGGGTTCCTCCGTAGTGGTTGGATTCCTGCAATTAGAATTATGGCTCCACATGCCGAAGTTAAAAGTGCAGTCGGTCGTTCTGAAAGGATGTCTAAAAAAATTATTGGACAGGAAAAAGGAACTGCTTTACCAGCATTAAAATCAATGAATTCTGATGTAGTTGTTGCTTCTGCTTTCAATAATATTATTGCTGATAATAATCCAAAGGCACAGCAATATATGCAAGTGGGGTTGCAGATTGCTTTAAATAAAGAAGCAGCAAGTATGATGCAGTATGTTAATCGTAAAATCCAAAAGAACAACAATAGATTTAATAGTAGGAGATAAATATGGCAAATGAAATCAATGTAAGTAGTGGCTTATCCGTTACCAAAGACGGGGTAACCACCCGTGGCAGTGTATCAACAAATTTGACCCTTACTGGTTCCCAATTTATACAGAATATACAATCTGTGGGAACGAGTTATGAGCAAATCACTTTTGGTGATATGGATACTTGTAAATATGTATGGTTGAAAAATAACTCTACAGCATCTATCCAAGTTTCCAATACCAATTCTGATGTTAAATGGTTTGCTACTTTGTCACCAGGATATAGCATCGTAATGCCTCCATCTGGTTCAAATTCAGCAGCTTCATTACAAGTATATGTAAAATCAAGTGAAGCTAGTGCTGATTTACAGGTAGTAGCAACAGAATACTAATTTATGAATGGCTGGATATTAGAAAAAAGTGAATATGCTTGGGCTAATTACCTGAGTGGTTCTCTTTCGTCATCTGTAAGTGTTTATACAGGTGACAGTGTAATTACCAAAGAAGGACCAGATATTATTTGTGTAACCACGGATGCCGATGAAATAGAAAATGGTTCGGGAGTATACGGAGTAAATACACTTATATCTTTTAGGTATCCATTTAATGATTCTGGAAGTGTTGATGCCAAGAATTTAATTGAGTCTGAATTGATGAATGCAATGTTTAACAATGCAAGTATTATCAATGACTTAACTGGTAGTGTAAACAATTTACATATTTATGATGTCATCTATCAGGGACATCAAAAAGGATTTGAGGGTGACTGTTATACCAGCAACACGGTTGTAAGTATGATAGTTGTTCACAAAGCATAAAACTTATTGCAATAAGAAAGGTTAGGAAAAATAAATGACAAATGCACCAAAATTTAATGGAGTGGGAGTTCACTGGGGTGTTTCGACAACTGGTATTTCTGGTTTCGGAGCATTAGTACTCACTGGAACTGACCACAATATGGAAGCCGATGTTGAAACGGCACAAGACCCCAACGGGTATGTAACCATTGATGTAACATATAATCACCGAGAAACTGCAAACCTACAGACGTGGGTTTCTGGTTCAACTCCTGATGTTGGTAATGTTACCATTGCTACAACCACATATCCACAGCCTGGGGATGTCGTCACACTCACAGATACAACTAATACTGCTGTTGCAGGAACCGATTGGATTGCTGGTAATGCAACGGTTGCTCGAAGCAATACAAGTCTGGCCAGAGTGACTGTGCCTCTTCGTAGATATGCCAAGATAACCTAATGAGATTTGAAGAATATGCATCAGCCTGTTATCCCGGTCACACAACGATTCTCGGTTTAACACTCAAGCCGTTTTCATTGGGACACTATATCCTAATGAAACGGTTCGGCTGTGCCTATGCTGCCGAAGGAGAGAGCAAACTTGATTTCGGTGATTTTCTTTTAGGTTTAATTATCTGTTCCAAGACATATGAAGAGAATGTGGAGTTTTGGAATGCTCCACCGGTGGCTTTCTGGTCTTTGGAAAATATAAAATCGTTCGGTGTGGCTTGGTATATGTCCAAAAGAGCAGGCAGGGTATTCTGGGATGTTTATTCGTGGGGCAAGCAGTTAAAACGACTGATTAAAAAGGATAAACGATTCAACATCTTTGCCTCTATAGAGAGGTTCAATAAATACATTACTGATGGGCAAAAATTGCCGTTGTTTTTTGAACTGGATTCAAAATCGGCTCCCAGCAATGCCCATTGGTCAACCTCATTAAAAATAACGATGATGGGGGAAATAGGTTACACCGAGAGTCAAGTTTACAATACTCCATTGGTTCAGTTGTTTGCTGAATATTGCAAATATGCAGAATCACAAGGAGCAATAGAGTTGATGTCTGATGGTGAGGAAGAACTAGCACGGATATCAATGCAACGAAATTAATATATGGCAGGCTTAAGAGTAGATATTACTGGTGATGGTTCTGGATTGAGCAGAGCACTTGGGAAAAGCCAAGGAGAAGTTCGGCAATGGGCATCCTCTGTAAAAAACCAGATTATGGGAGCATTTTCTGCTGCGGCAATCACGGCAGCATTTAAATCAACCATCTCAAACATTCAAGGTGTTGGTGATGCTGCTATGCGGATGGATATTCCAATTGAACAAATGGAAGCACTCCAAAACATTGCATTATTAGCCGGCCGTGACTTGGGAAAAGTTGAAGCCATTCTTAACCGTATCGGAGATGCTAAAACTGCTGCTCTGGGTGGAGATGCCGATAAACTGAATCTATTTAAACAGATGGGTATTGGTTTGGGGGATTTATCTAATTTAAATGATGCCAAGTTGTGGGAACGAATGTCCATTGGGACGAGTGGCATGGATATGTCCCAGAAACGAGGTGTTTTAACTGATATCGTGGGTAAACAGGGAGTGGGCACATTCAATTCAATGAATGAGGATATGTCTGGTTTTACTGGCACACTTTCAAGGTGGCTGGAGAACAATACTATTCTGTCTGAAAAAATGATATTGTCTCATAAACAATCAGCCGATGAATTGGATGTAGCTTGGAAACAATTAACCAATTCGGTATTGAAAGATTTACTCCCTGTCATAGTAACATTTAACAAAGCCTTGACGGGAGTCATTAATGGATTATGGTTTTTGGATAAGGTATTGAGAATTCAAAAATTTGGCCCATTGTTTGAAAAGTTAAATGATTGGTTAACCAAGCTTAGAAACCAAAACGAACCAAAGAAAAATCCTTTACCCATTAACCAAGTACATACAGATGGTGATTTGGTATCTACCTTAACGGAGACCCCAACCGAGAAAAGGAACAATGATAAATCAAGTTTACCTGTGAAGAGTCCAAAAGAAATTTATTCCGATGCTCTGTTATCCATTGGTAATTTTATGGGACAGGGATTCAATGGTATGTCACAGGCTACCACTCTTGTTGATGAAGCACGCAAGCAAACAAAGATTTTAAGAGAAAGCAAAAACGAATTATTGAAACTCAATAAAACGATGTATGATGCTTTAAAAGATGGTTCTATTATTATTCCATAAAAATGAAAACTACTTTAGACTATAATGGTGAGAATATACAGGAGTTAGCCAAGAAGATTATTAACTCCCCACAGAGAGGTTATACCACAGTCCGTACTTTTCGTGGAAGAGAAGAGTATATTAATGCTAAGGCAGCAGAGTTGTTTTCATTGGGGTATCAAACACAAGTAACCGAAGGACCACTATATCAGTTGGAAGCAACTATTGGTTCTGAAGTGGATAGTGGAGGCACACCAGATACGGGCGAATTGGTTGTCCAATGGGAGTTATTACAGACCCCACAAGAAAAAGAGATATTGAAATCAAATTCGGTTGCCGTCAATTACATGCCAGCCCATTACAAGAAAATAATTGAAGACAGTATCAAGAATCAAACTGGTGAATTGGCATTACCGGTGGAAGACGGTGTTGTTAATGGTATTTCTTTGGAAAATCATCGTATTGCTGCAAGACAATTATGGGATTTGATGATGCATGGTTATACAACAACCATTACATATCAACCAACTCTTCGTAGAACAGTAACCCCGTATATTAATTATCCATTAACTGGATTTGTAAGTAATGTTGGAAAGATTTATAGAACCAATACATTAATTTCTGTAGAAAATATCCCAGCCAATTTTGCCTATGTATTACCAACGGATGAAGACCCTGCTGCTGCAACTGTAGATGGATTGAACTTGAAGTGGGGATGGTTGAAACAATCAACTTCGGTTCTACAGATTAGTAATCAAAAATTACAGGTAAGCCAAGATTGGGTATATGGGTTATACTCATATATCATCTACGGAGACCCTCTATAATGAGCACATTTCCCAGACCCATAACACCAACGAATAATTTAACAGATTGGTTGAAAAAACTGCAACTCTGGGTGCAGTCCATTTCTCCCAGAAACTCTGATGATATCACGGTAACCAGAACAACCAATGGTACTGTTTTTACTTTAAATGAGAGATATAAAACTGGGCAAACATTTTATTATGATAGGCTAAGAGCCTATAAAAATGGGGATAACACAACTACTACGGATGTGGCTGAGTGGAGTCCTATTTTGCCTTATAGTATCGGGGATGTTGTTCGGGTTACAAAAACATATCATGCTGGATATGAAAAATCAGAAGGTGTCTATGATACCACCAAACCAATTTATATTGTTCCTTGTTGGGCAGTCTGTGTAAGTGATGTTCCCGATAAAAGATTGTTATCGGCAGAAGTCCAAGCATCAAAAATTGGTTTAAGTAATAGTGGTCAATACAACA